TGCCATCAACAAGGCATACGTTGAGGGTCACAAGACCGTAGCAGTAACATTCGACCAGTGGACAAAGAAGGGCAGCCTTAAGGACTTCAAGACCCACGATAACAACTACTTAGCAGGACCGGTTGGAGAGTTCCTCGAAGTGCCGGAAGGTGGCGAATTGAAACATGACGTATTCAAGGATGAGAAACTGCCAACCAGAAAGTTAAAAACTTATGGCCGCCAGTTCACTCTCACCAGACAGGCATTCATCAACGATGACATCGACCTCATCACAAGAATTCCTGCCAAGTACGCAGCAAGTGCAAGAAAGACCATCAACAAGCAGTGCTACCAGATTTTAGTGAACAATCCGGCAACATACGATGGCACACCTTTATTCAGTTCTGCTCATGCAAACTTACTGGCTAAAGGCACAGGCATCACCAAGGAAGCAGTGCAGGGCATGATTTTAGCATTGCAGAACCAGAAAGACCAGTTCGGAGAAGCCTGCATCATCCGTCCGGCAATCATCATCGTACCAAGCGGCTATATGTTTGATATGTACACCCTCTTCTACAGTCCTACTATCAACACCGAGGGCAACACACAGGCAGTGAACCCTCTCTACAGATATAAGGACAGCATCACCGTAATCGAGGACCCTACAATCAACGCACTTTGTGGCGGCTTCGGAAACGTAATGCCTTGGTGGTTATTAGGAGCAAAAGACGACACAGACTTCATGGAAGTAGACTACTTGAACGGACAGGAAGTACCTACTATCAGAAGAATGGAAACACCGGGAACACTCGGATTTGTATGGGATATTTATCTCGACTGGGGCATCAGCGTCATGGATTATCGTGGTGCTATTAAGAACCCTGGTATCGAAGTTAAAAACCCTATCGAATTAGCATAATGAGAGGAGGACACTCAGATGAGTAAAGCAGCATACTGGCAGAGAGGGGAAACCCTCGACTACACAAACAACACTGATGCCGTAATCGAAGCAAACACCGTAGTGGCACTTGCAGAGAGAATCGGTATCGCAGGCACGGACATCAACCCGGCAGAAAAAGGCGACCTTCATGTGAGTGGTGTCTTTGAATTCACAAAGACAAGCACCAATGAAATCGCAATGGGTACTTCCGTGTACTTTGACGGAAACGGTATCACAGAAGCAGCAGACGGAAACACTCCTGCAGGATTTGCAGCAGACACAGCCGCAGCAGGTGCAACCGTAATCCTTGTAAAAATCGGATAAGGGGTGGTGGAGATGAAACTGATAGCGACACACCCAATCCTCTATCAGTCCACCCAGTATAAAGTAGGTCAGAGCCTCCCAACAAACAACCCGGAAATGGTGCAGGCATGGCTTGATGCAAAAACAGCAGTATGGCAGGCAGATGGGGAAACCCAGAAGCCTGCCAAGGCGAAACCTGCGACAGCAGAAGCAGGACTGGTAGGACAGTCTCCGAACGGAGAAACTGCCGAGAATGTGGTAGGCAAAGTGCCTAAGACACCAACCCGAAACAAGGGAGGCAAAAAGAATGGTTAAGAAATCATTCAAAGACGTTCTGAAGGATGACGTAAACAACACCTTCATGAATCTGGATGAATTCGCAGACACCCATATCGTAGACGGAAAAGAAATCCCGGTAATCATCGATGAGAATGAAATCATCGAGAGGGAAAAGAAAATGAAGTCGAACATGGACGGTGTCTACGTGAAGCAGAAACTAATGTATGTCAAGGCTGACGACTTCGGAGCACTCCCGGCAATCGGCAGGGCAATCATGCTTGATGGCAAGCGATACCTCGTAATCGATGCCGTAGACGAACAGGGAGTATACTCCATCACGATGGAAAGCAACAGGACGAAGTAATGGGATTACAAAGCGGACTAATTGAATTCGAGGTAGACCGTACCCAGTTGGAGCGGATCGAACTGAAACTGAAAAACTGCAGGGATAAAGCACCACTGGCACTGAAGAACGCAGTCAATGCGACAGCCAGGGATGCAAAGAAAGACCTTGCCAACAAAGCAAAGGAAACCTATGCAGTGAAGTCACCGAGATTTAAAAAGGCAATCGCCCAGAAGAATGCGACCAAGTCGAAACCGACTGCAATACTTAAAATCACAGGCAAGGTAAACGAACTGGCAGACTTTAAATACAAGGAAAACGAGGGTGCGAACGCAGCCAGAGGTAAGGTATTGAAGTCGGGTGGTTTAAAAACTTTGCAGAAGGGCGACTTAAAGGCATTTATTACAAAGTTCGGTAGCGGCCACGTTTCAGTTGTTCAAAGAAAGACATCAGCAAGACTTCCAGTGAAGAAACTACTGAGTCCGTCCATACCAACCATGATAGGCAACGAAGCCAAGGTCTATGGAGTAGTGAAGCCAAACATCCAGAAGAATCTGCAGAAGAACATCCAGAAGCAGATAGACAAAATACTGGGAGGCAAATAAATGACAGCGACAATGCTACAAGAGGAAATAGTCAAAGAACTGGAAACCATATTCCGTGGCGACCTTTTCAAGAACAGCCTTGGGGAATACGTGAAATTAAACGTATACGAGCAGCAACTTCCAATCAAAGAGGATGAGGACTCACCCGACCCGATGCCATATATCATAGTGAGATTAGAAACAGGGTCCACGAAGTCCGGCACAGATCCGCAGGAAGTGCTCGTGACATTGCTGTTCGGATACTTTGACGACAGTCCAGAGAATAATGGACACAAGGGAGTCCTCGGAATGATACAGAAAGTACATGAGAGGTTCGAGAAACAGCCAATGCTCGCAAATCAATTCATGTTCCAAGACCCATTCGACTGGGCACTGCAGGATGAGGAATCATTCCCATACTTCTTCGGAGCAGCGAGCATGACATTTAAAACAGCAGCCATAAGGAAGGAGGACAAGTTCGCATGAGCAAGAAAACCGTAAACAAACAGGAAACCGTTGTATATGTCGGACCGACAATTCCGGGAGTAGCGAGCCATAACACGGTATTCAATAACGGACTGCCACAGGGAATGCAGGATGCAATCGCAAAAGAACCTGCATTCAAAAACCTTTTAGTGCCAGTATCGGCACTGGCGGCAGCAACAGGCGACATCGCAAACAAGCGTGGAGCAACCTATGTCTTTTATGAAAAGGCATTGAACTATAAAGCATAAGGAGGAAAAAACGATGGCTTACAATCATGGAGTAAGGGTGCAGGAACAGGAAACAAGTATCGTAGCACCTATTACAGGAACAGCCGGACTGCAGGTCGTAATCGGAACAGCACCAGTCAACCTCGCTGCGGATCCATACGCAGTGACGAACGTGCCGATTATTGCCTACAGCTACAAGGAAGCAGCACAGCAGCTTGGCTACAGTGACGACTTCAAGAAGTACACACTCTGCCAGAGCGTAGATGCAAGCTTCCGAGTATTGAACGTAGCACCGATTATTTTAATCAACGTGCTCGACCCTAAGAAGCACAAGAAAGCGAACGAGGAAACCAAGGTAGCAGTAGAATCCATGCAGGCAACCGTGGAAATCACTGGAATCCTTGCAGACACCGTGGAAGTCAAGAGTGGCGAAACAGTGCTCGAAAAAGACACTGACTACATCACATCATTCGACAATGACGGTTTCCTGCTCATTTCCTTGGTAGCAGGTGGTGCAGGAGCAGCAGCCGCAGAACTTACCGTAAACAGCACAAGCATCGACCCGACAGCAGTGGAAGCAACCGACATCATCGGTGGCTACGATGCAGCAACGGACAAGGAAACAGGCTTGGAACTCATTCGCCACATTTACCCTAAATTCAGCATGACACCTGGTCTGCTTTTAGCACCGGGTTGGAGTCACATCCCAGAAGTAGGTGTCGTACTCGGAGCAAAATGCGAGGAAATCAATGGTGTATTTACCTGCGAATGCATCCTCGACATCGACTGCACAGCAGACGGAGCAACCAAGTACACTGACTGCAACGAATGGAAGAATAAGAACGGATACACCAACAAACACGCAGCCTTAATGTGGCCGCAGGTTAAAATCGGTTCTAAGCAGTACGCATATTCTGCTATTTTCGGAGCACTCACAGCATACACCGATGCAAGCAACGATGACGTGCCGAACCTCTCCCCATCCAATAAACTTATTGGAATCACAGGAATGGTACTGGACGATGGAACAGAGGTAACCCTCGACCAGACACAGGCGAACCTCTTAAACGGACAGGGTATCATAACCGCAATTAACATGAACGGTTGGAGAACATGGGGCAACAACACAGCGTGCTACCCTGCGAACACCGACCCGAAAGACAGATGGTTCTGCTGCCGTAGATTTTTCTCATGGTGGGCAAACTCCTTCATTCTGACTTACTTCCAGAAGGTGGACGACCCAGGCAACTACAGATTGATTGAATCAATCGTGGACAGCGAGAACATCAGAGGAAACTCCTATGTATCACAGGGCAAATGTGCAGGTGCAAGAATTGAATTCAGCGAGGAAGAAAACCCGGTAACGGACATCCTCAATGGCAAAATCCAGTTCCACCAGTACCTCGCACCTTATGTTCCGGCAGAGGATATCCTCAATACGTTGGAATTTGACCCGGATATGTTATCCGCAGCACTTAGTGGAGGTGAATAAGAATGGCAGCAGCAGCACTTGGAATTCCAGGAGTAATCAATAACTTCAACCTTTACAACAACGGAACTGCCCTCGTAGGTTTGACAGGGGAAATCACCCTCCCGGACTTCGAGGGAATGACTGAAACCTTAAACGGTTCCGGCATTCTCGGAGAAATCGAGGAAGTGATCATTGGACATTTTTCGAGCATGGAGTTGGAAATCCCATTCCGAATCCTTGATGAGGATGCATTCAGATTAATGTCCCCTGCACAGGTCTTAGACCTTACACTCAGAGCGAGCGAGCAGTACACCGTCAAGAGCACTGGCAACATCGACTACAAGGGCATGAGAGTGGTTGTCCGTGGTCGCCAGAAGAAACTCACAGGCGGCA